GATTGTCGAGGATCGCCGCTGCGCCCACTACATCGAGGCGCACACCCGGCGAGTTCGTACCGATACCAACGTTCCCGCTCGCATTGACGATGAGCGGTGTGGAGTCGGGGTTAGCCTCATCCTCAACGAGGAGTGCAGCACCGGTACCCACCTGCGTGATCCGCAGAGCGGTTGAGGTGCTGTTGACGTTAACGACCGTAGGACCGGTGAGGGTGCCCCCAGCGGTCTCCAGCTTGTCGCTGTTCAGGTTGGTGAAGTTCGCATCCACCTCAGCATTTGTGAGGGGTGAGCCCTTACCAGCCCGGGTGATGATTGTTGCCATCTAAACCTCGTCAGGCCGAGATCGTCACAGTCCAGGTAACCTGGAGCGTGTCGGAGGCGCCCTTGTTCACCACCGAGAACACCGTGCGGCAGAGCATGGTACCAGAGGTAGAGGCATTGAAGATACCAGCTTCGGTCACCGCGCCAGTGGCTTCGCCCGCGTTGAAGGTAGTGACGTAGACGATATTCTCGTTGTTCGAGCCGGTGCGGTTGGCGCTATCGAACGTCTTGCGCGAACCAAGCGCAGAACCAAGAGCGGTATCACCGGCAGCAGCAGGCGACGTACCAGCGCCAAGACCCATGTGGCTCATCACGTTCTGTGAGGTGCCCACCATGCGGGAGGTGATGTGGTCAAGGCCGGTGTTCACAACGAGGTTCTTCACCTCGCGCACATCCTTCACCTTCCCATCTGCGCCCTTCAGCACGATGGTCAGGCGGCCTGTCATCCCCAACTTCTCAACCGGTCCCATGGTGTCCTCCTAGGTAAAGGCGCGAGAGACGCCCACGTAATCCTCGGCGAAGTAGCTGAAGTCGCAGTAGTCCTGCATCCGCAAGCTACCGCTATCCGAGGCTACCGGCTGGTCTATGATAACAAGCCTGGGCGCCAAAGCAACGACATCTAGCAAGCTGGCCGTATCCGTGGGTAGCTTACCCACGGAGCGCACGGATGTATCAGCCAGGGCAGCAGTGTCAGCAAAGCCCTTGGTTATAGAGCGAGTAGCAGCATCCGCCGCCGTCGCGGTATCGCTTAGGTTCTTCCCAACCCGGCGAACTGCGGTATCCGCTACAGAGAAGCTATCGCTAAAGCTCCTCGGAGCAAAGAACGCTAGTACATCCCTAGCTAGGGCAGTATCAGCAAGAACCTTACCAACACTTAGAGCAAACGGGACACCGACATACCCCGGATCGGTATAGTCCTCAGCGAAGTAGGTCTCACCTTCTGACACCCGTGCGGTGTCAGTGAGAAACTTTAATTTAAAAAACTCACCGAGGGCGTAGCGAAACCTTATGTAGGGTACGACAACCGCCGACCCGATAACCCCAGCCTTGTAGGCAGCATTGACCGCTGCGGTGCGAATGACCGCCCGGATGCGCCTAAGGGTAGGGTCTATCCTCACGCAAACTGGTCTCGGAGCCTGAACTTCAGCACGTCGTAGACCGTCTGCCGCATACCCGTGGCAAACAGCACCTCAACCTCGCCATCGTAGTCACCCGGCGTCTGGTTTAGATCCGAGGCTCCCCAGATGATCAGGGCAACCCCCTGGCTGGCAGTGCCGGTAGGGATGGTCAATGGGCGGCTAACCACCACGGTCCCGGTCGTAAGGGACTTCATATACAACGTGGCCGTTGCGCCGCTCAGGTTGATGGGCGATCCGGTGCTCTCATCCGTCAAGGTGAGCTGGATCTGCGGCCCAGTGTCGTTCTTGACCAGTCGGATACGGTTGTCGGTGATGCGAGGGTCCACGGCTACCTCCTAAGCAAACGGCGGGAACCGCACGGAGAGGGACCCCCGGAACACACCAAGGTTGGCCTGCGCCCGCGCCTCGTTCAGCGTGAAGATGAACTGCTTGGCGTGGTAGGTGGCCAACTCACGATCAGCCCACTCTACCTTCGGCATCACCAGGAGGTTCTGGAGCGCCGAGTGCATGATGGGCAACTCGTACTCATCGAACACACCCTCATCCATCTCCAGCGCACTGCGCGAGGGCTTGAGGGCGTAGATCATCCGCAGGGTGTAGGTCACCGCTGCGTCAGGCGCGGGGAGCACGATGTAGCGGTGCACATCGACCTGCGCGACCGAACGCGGCTCCGTGCCGTTCTCCTCGATATCCTGGCTCGTCGTCGAGGTGACCGGCCACGTCGGGTAGAGGTTCCGCGCGTCGTCGAGAGTGAGGATCTCAAGCGGCGAGTTATTCAGCGTCGCCAGCAGCACCGCCTGCACCTGCGTGTCAGCGGGCTTGTTGAAGGTGTACTGGTACTGCCCAGGCGTCAGGTTGAACACGGGCTGCTCGTAGCGCCAAATGAGGGCGCGCTCGCACACCCGGATCGCAGCATCACGGATGTACTGAACGATCAGCGGATAGGGGCAACCCGGCACACTGGCGCTGACCTTAGCTGAGAGGGTGGAGAAGGCACGAGATGCCATGATCACCTACCCCTGCTCGGCATACGCTCGTTGTCGAGGATCGCCTGCTGTTGGAGATCCACGCCGAGCGCGCTGGTGAAGGACTCAAGGAACAGCTTGGCGCGGTTGGAGTTCACATGCTCATCGTCGATGGATGAGGCGAGGAACACCACGCCATCCACCACCACGCCGAGGTAGGTGTCCTTCAGATACAGGATCGTCTGGTTGATGGTGTAGGCAATCGGCTCCACCACATACTCAACCGTCGCCGTCAGGTTGGCGATGGGGCGCGGATAGAGGAAGAACTTGGTCGCGTTGCGCGGGTGGCGGATGAAGTTGAACGGAATGCCAGAAGGGTCGGACACCCACTGCGGGTAGGCCCGCTCCAGCACCTCGCGCTCAACCTCGTTGACCGAGTTGTAGTTGTCGATGAAGAACACCTGCACCAGCCGATGCGCATCGGAAGGCAGATCCTGGATCACCGTATTGGCCGTGAGCGGCACGCTAACGATGTTCGTGAACAGCGTCGGACGGAAGACAGCCATCCGCTTCAGCGTCTGGTTCACATACCCCACGAGGTCTGTGTCGCTGTAGCGGTAGGGTGCCTGGGTATCCTGGAGGAGCTTACGCGCCTCCACGATCACGTCCGAAGGTGTCACGGGAGCCCCCTCGAAGCCTCAGCGTTGAGCGCCTCGTTTGTATAGCCGGGCTCTTCCGGGATGTCAGCCGTGAACAGGTCCACAGGCTCCCGCTTCTTCCGGCCACGCTTGGCGGCAATAGCTTCGATGGCAGCAACAGGGATGAAACGTTCAGGGTACGCCTCTTCCTCCGTCACCTCATAGAGATGCGGGTTGTTCGCCAGGATGGGGTCCCACTCGAAGATCCACCCGTCCTTCCGGCTCTTGAGGTAGCGAATGGTCATGGTCAGACCTTCTTCTTCCGCCCAGAGGGCGTAACGGGCCAAGACTGCCGGGCAGGCCCAGTCTTGCGCGCAGCCACAGATCGCTTCTCAGCAGTGGTCATTTTAGCAGCAGCGGCCTTCGGGCGGCAAGCAGGATAGCCCCGGCGGTCCTTATCGCCCGAGCGCCCGCACTCCTTGCCGGTCTTCACATCAACCCACTTCTCACCGAACCACTTGCCGAGCCCGCCCTTAGCCACGAGGTTTCTTGACCCGGTTGTCCGGGCCTCCCCAGGTTCCACCGCGCTTCTTGTACTCCTTGGCAGCCCAAGCGTTAGCGTAGGCCGAAGGGTACACGTCGAACTTGGCCTTGGCCGCCGCCTTCACGCGGGACCAAAGGGCAGGGTTCTTGGGGGTCGAGGCAGCCATCAGCAGTTCCAAGCCCGGAGGGACTTGTTGATCCGGCTGTTCGGATCATTCGCCGTCTTGGCGCTGGTCAGCTTCTTTTTCATCCCCTTCATCCGGGCACAGAAGCTGTCGCGGCGCGGGCCACCCTCAGGCTGTGGCGCCTTCAGGCCGGGTTTCCCAGGGTTGGCGCGGTTGTAGGAAGCACGCCCCTTGGCGTTCAGGCCACCTTCAGGGTCCTTACCTTCCTTGCGCTGCCAAGCAGGCGTCTTAGCCATCAGGCATTCACCCCCTTGATCACGACGAAGTTGAGCACGGGCGTATCGGACGGGGTAGCGGAATTGCTGTGGTTGGAGACCGTGATCTTGCACGAACCCGCTGAGACCGCAGTGACGGTTACATCATAGCTCGCCCCGGTCAGGCCAGAGGCGAAGCAAACGTACACCACATCGGTCGCATCGATGAAGCTGTTGGTTAAGGTAAACTCGTTAGATCCATGCCCAGAAATCGCCGTAGATGCGAACAGCGTGATCTGACCACTCAGCTTGTTGAGCGTCACCCCAGTCGTGCGGCTCGTTAGCTGCGTGACCGTACCGCCGGTACCTGAGCCACCATAACCAAACGGAGCAGTAGCAACAATCTCACCAGTACCGTTAGGTGAAAGGGTCAGGTTCTGGTTTGTAGTAGTGGTAGAGATCACACCGCCATTTATACCAACGCCGTCAGCGACAACCTTACCGGTCCCCTTGGGAACCAGGGTGATACTGATATTGGTATCTGTGCCATCGGCGGTAAACGTGGCGCCCGTAAGATCAATATGTGCTGCCGCAGCAGTAGTGCTGAAAGTAGTTGCGTTTAAGGTTGTAAACGTAGCAGTCGGGATAACAACTGCACCTGTACCGTTGGGGGTGATGTTGATGTTGCCGTTGGTGTCGGTCGAGGAGATCGTGTTGCCGTCGATCTTGATGTTATCGACCGAGGCAGAACCCGTACCGAGCGACAGCGCCGTAGCAACACCGGTCCCGCTATGGACCACCTTCTCAGCACCCGCAGGGCCGCCGTCGATGTGCAGCAGCTGGCTGTAGGTATCCTTGATCTTGTTGCCAGTCAGATTGATAGGCACAGCGGGCTCCTGAGTAAAAAGGAGAATAGGGGCCTAAGCCCCTATTCATTAAGACACGGTTGCGCTGAACGGCGTAGCTTCAGAACCGGTAGCGATAACAGTGCCAGTGACGCTGAAATAACCAGCAGCCACATCAACAATGTTGATACGCTCACCAATCTTCACCGAGCCGGTCGTGGTGCGGTTCAATGTAATCGTATCGCTCGCAGCCACGGTCCCAAACGTCGTGGCAGTGCCATCGGCGTTATCAACCACGGTCAACGACCCAGACAACACATCGGTCGCATTGGCCACCTTGATCACATGGCTGTTGCTGGTAGCAAGAGCCTTGGTCACAAAGGTGTACACGTTACCCGTACCGGTTGCCGCAGGAAGCGTCACAGTGGAGCCCGCAGCGGCATCCAAAGCGATAATCTTCCCGGCATGGGAAGCAGCGGTCACAGTCAAAGTTGATCCGGCGGAAACCGGAACAGCAATGCTGGTAACCGTACCAACCACGAGGCTATCAACCTTCGCTTCAATAGCGCGTAGGTTAGACTGCGTAATACCCGTATAGAGAGCCATGATCTATCTCCTGTGAGGAGATGGGGGGCCGAAGCCCCCCACCGGGTTATGCGCTTGGGATGCTACCCTGATCGGCGCCCATGTCGATCACAGCGAGCTGGATCTTCACGCGGGCGACATCAACGTTGTTGCTGTTCATGGTCAGCAGCACGTTGGTAGCAGCCGTAGCAAGATAAGCCGCAGTATCGGCATAACCGCCAACCGTGCCGACCGTGCCGTTCAGGTCGAAACCGTCGATCCAGAAGTCGGTGGTGCCGCCACCGATGCCGACATCGATGTTGGCCGACGCGCCCTCAGCCTTCACAAGCACCGCAGAGCCGTTCAGAACGAACGTACCCTTTGGCAGCGTGCAAAGGACCAGGGTATCGGTAGAGGCCAGGGCAGCCACACCCGCCGCCGAACGCGCAGCCGCAATCTTAGCAAAGTCGAGATCAATCTCGATCACCGAGAGGCGGTTGGCGTAGTTCGACGGATAGGACGTGGAGCCCTTATTGAACCCAAGGGAGTCCGTGTAAGCAGCCATGTCTATCTCTCCTTAGGCGAAGGTCACAACGGACTGGGCCAGAGCTTCCGGCTTCACCACCTTGTAGCCATAGACCTGAAGGCCACGGATGACGTTACCGAAAGTGCTCTCCGAGCGGATGGTCTCCATCTCCGTCATCTGCGACGCGAAGGTGAGGCCCATCTTGGTCCCAGCGACGATGTTGTACTTCCCACCCGTGTCAACCTTCAGGTTGTGGCTGACATAGAGCGTGAAGCGATCCACCATGCCCAGGCGGCCATTGCGGATCATCGAGGTGCCGTCACCGACCAGCGACGCATCCTTCAGCTCGGACTTCTTGATGAGGCCAGCCATGCGGGCCGGGATCACCAGGAAGCGACCGGCTTCCGGGCAGTTCGCCTCGTCGAGCACGGTACCCAGATCGACGATCAGGTCCACCACCGAAGCGGTGCCGCCAGCGCCGTCCTTCGTCACCGTCAGCGGAGAAGCCGTGGTGCCGAGGTTGAACGCGCCGGAAACTGCACCCGCCGCCGTGCCCTTGTTCAGAGCAGCGATGTCGGGGAGCATGTCGGTCAGCACGCGCTGGTCGATCTTGATCTTCATCTGCTCGGACGCATCCTTGGACCACATGTCCATCAGCTTGATGTCCGACTGAACGCGATCAATGTCATCCTCAACGCAGGCGAAGTACTCGCCCTTGTCGATGACCAGCTGGAGCTTCGGCTTGTCGGGGTTCTCCACGACAATGCCCTGACCCTTCACGTACTCACGGATCGTGATGTTCGGGGTCGTACGGATGTTCACCGTATCACCCTGGTTGCGGATCTCACCCTCATAGTCGGTGTTCGAGATCGCAGCCAGAACGGTGGCATCGTAGAAGTTTTCGATCAGCTTGCCGGACCAAATCTCGGGGATGAAGTTACCCGAGTAGTTGGGGCGGCCAGGAGCAACAGGGTAGCCCATGGTTCTCTCCACTTAACCGTTGGCGACAATGCGATTTTCGCGCTGTGCGGCGAAGATATCGCGTTCGATCCGGTCGCGCTCGGCTTCCTTCCCCCGATAGGCACCACGGCGAACATCGTCAAAGAACTTGGCGATGTCCTTCGAGGAGTAGGTCTTGTTGGCAGTACCCGTAGCGGGGACAGACCCCCCACGGCTACGTCCAGGGGCGACCTGCTTATCGAGTTGGGAGTCCGACGCACTCCGATGGGGCTGAGCAACAGGTTGGCCGTTCAGACCCTGCCAAGCAGTGAAGAAAGCAGCAACACGCCGAACATCGAGATTGCGCTGAGCATCTTCCAGATACGTCTGGCGGGTCAGACCCGTCAGCGGATCAACGTCGAGGAGCCACCTGTGGAAGTCCTGGCTGGTGTTGATATCGCGCCATTCAGGAACCGCCGTAGTCAGCTCACTCCAGAAAGCCTGCTCAGCCGTCACGGCCTGTCGTTGAGCGACCTGCTCAACGCGCGGGAGAACACTGGTCTGCACCTGCTTCAGCATGTGCTCCAGCTCAGCGATCTTACGCTGGTATGCCGAGGACTCCTCACGGGAGACGCGCCGCATAACCTCGATGGAATCGCCGTACTCCTCAACATCCTTCTCGGTCACCAGCTTCTCTGCCGCCGTAGCGGGGACCTGCTGTGGAGCCGCAGAAAGAGTGGCCAGCAACTGCTCTAGTTGCGTAACCCTGCTATTCAGTTGCTGATTGTCCGCACGAAGGCGGGCAGTGTCAGCGTTGTACATCCCTTGGAGCGTGCGATACCGCTGCTCAAAGGTCTGTGCGTCACTATTGGTGTCCGGTCGCCGTTGCTCACTCGGCGCGGACTCAGGCGCAGCATCGGTCGCACTGTCGGCGGGCGCAGGCTGATCAGCAACAACGCCCGTAGCATCCGCCGCATCGGCAGGTGCTTCATTGGCAGCGTTATCCTGGTACAGCTTGGCAATCGCCTCAGACTGACGACGGACCTGCTCGGGAATGGCCACAATACGCTCCTTATCGGTGTGCGTGGTTAAGCAGCTGCTACTTGCGCACTACCCCTTATGGGGGTCCGCACGAAGTTTTGCGGCTACGTCGGGGGCATCCTGTACCAAGCGGTACAGCTCTGTCAACATTTGACACCTACCCTGAGCGACCGCGACACTAGCGGGGGCTACAAAGGGTAGTTGCTCTAGTTCGCGCTGCCGCCATTCGGTCAGCCAGGGCAGGATCATGTTACTTGCCCGGGCAAGTGCCATCACGACCTCGGGCGGGGGCCGGGTCATTAGGCTTGGCCCGTCATCTGGTTGGCGACCACGTTCATCTGCGAGCCTGGACCGCCGCCCTCAGGCGAAGGCGCCGGGGCCTGACCCTGCGGAGCCGCTAGCTGGGCCTGCTGCTGGGTACGGATCATGTAGTCGAGCTTCTCGCGCGACGGGATAATCTCATCGACCGGCATCTGGAGGCCCTTGGCCACCTCACGCAGCAGCGCCGCACGGCCATCGATGCCGACGATCTGCATATCCACTGGGTTGGCGGTCGCGTTGAGGAACTCGACGCGCCGAACGTTGACCGTCTCGCGCACAGCGAGGTTGATCGCGCCACGCGGGATGATCTCGGCGTCACCCTTGATCGCCTCATCCGGGTCATAGCGCATGTTATAAACAAACTGACGCTTAACGACCGGCTTGATAACGTCGTTATCGATGTGCATGACAACCTGTCGGATGCCCTTGCCCGCCGAGCCCATCAGCATCGATAGACCAGAAGCAGTGCGGCCCGCGCCGCGCACATCCACGTCGCCGTAGATGTAGGCCGGGATGCCCGAGTGGTCGTCGGCGAGGCGGGAAAACCGCTCGTAGACCGCCATCAGCGTGCTGGCATTGTCGCTCGGCTGGTTGAAGCGCACCGCCGGGGCCGACGACCCGAGCGGATCATTCAGCGTCTGCCAGATCTTCCAGGGGTACATCTGGGTGATGTCTTCGTTCGGCGGGATGCGGTCGAGATTCACCTCAACCTGCGGGCCGGACGCCACCGCCATGTTGTTCACCAGAGCCCGCGCCGCCGCGTTGCAGACGTTCTGCAAGTCCTCGATGATCTCGGGGATGCCACGGCCCCAGAAGGCACCCGGCGTCTTGATGAAGGAGGTCTTGGCGTAGGGCTTCTCGCCCAGCGGGTCGTAGTTTAGCACCGCCTTGATGATGTAGTTACCCACCATCCAGACGTTCGCGTCGTACTCACGCATCTCATCCGGCACCTCGGTAGGGTCCATACCCCACTCGCGGAGCATCTTGCCGCTGACCTTGCCCCAGAACTCCAGGGCATCGAAGAGGTCGGTCGGGCGCATCTCCGTGAAGTACTTGCGCTCCTCCTCTTCGCGCTGCATCTCGATGGTCTCCGAGACCCAGCTCTGGCCCGGACCAGCCTCGATGGCCTTGCGAATGGCCGCATCGTCGTAGCCCGGCACGCCGATCAGATCGGCCATGGCCGAACGGCTAAGGCGATGGTGCTCGAACAGGTAGCCGTCGTTGAGGCGCGTGATGCCCGGCTCGGGGTAGATGTTGAACGGGCTAACCCGCTCGAACTCAGGCGCCAGCCGCTCGCTAGCCTCGACCGTGGTGCGGCCATCTGGCCCCTTTACCCAGCCCAGGTGACGCTGACGCCGGACAATCGGCCCCTTCACAAAGGCGCAGGGGAAGGTCACCAGATCGGTGATGAACTCGTTGAACGCATCAGCCCATCCACCCTGAGCGAACTGGTCGTCGATGCGGATCTTCATCCCATCCACCCGGGCCTGGGCAGCCTGGAGGATTTTGAAACGGTACTCCTGAGCGACGATCTCCTTCATCTCCAGCATCTGAGCCGGGCTGGGGGCTTGCCCGGTCTGCTGGATCATCTCAACGACCCGCTCGGCAAAGCCTTGCTGGATCTCTCCTGTGTGGTCGGGCGAGAGGTCAGGGATAGGCGTGGGCTGCATATCCCACGGGGGGAAGCCAGTATCGAGGAGGATGTCGCGCAGCCAGCTCTCAGCCGCCCGGCACTTCACCTCGGTGAGCATCATATAAACTTCGGAGCCACCCTGCTTGCGAATGGCTTGCAGCTTGTCGGCCTCGTACTCGCCATTGCGCTGGCGCATGGCCTTCAGCATGAGGTCGTTGATGGGGTCCTTGGCGATGCGCGCGGCATCCCAGCACTCGCGCATGTAGGCCGACAGGCCAAGGATCAGGTCACTATTCTGCCGAGCCTGAACCTCCGCATCCAGCCGTTCCTTCTCGGCCCGCTCGATCTCGGAGTTACTGACGACGCGGAGAATGGTGAGGCCCGGCATGGGTTCCCCGTTAGCTCACAGGTCCGCGAAGGACGAGGTACACATCGACCGCATCGCTCGTCCCGCCCGCCACGCTGGGGCGAAAGTAGATCGAGGAGCGTCCAATCTCGAAGTGGGCCGCCGCCGTGGCGCTAACCGTCGTGCCGTGCACGTCCTTGATGTCGGCGTAGGTGGTACCGTCATTCGACACCTGGAGCTTGGCCGTCGCACCGCCAAAGGTACCAGCAAACTGCACCGCCGCGTTCAGCCCCAGCCGACCCTGCACAGCGTAGGGCAGCACCGTATCGCCAGTGGCGATGTTCTCCCAAAGCAGATAGGGAACACCCTCAGCGGTGCGGGAGAGAACCGGAGCAACCGTCGCCATACCAACCCCCTCGCTGCCCAAAAAACCCCTGTCGGGAGCCGGGGGGCTCAACCGACAGGGAAGTTTGGGAGGTGAACACGGGTACAGAGGCGTGTACCCACCAGGACCCTAACACGCTAAATCTTGGGGGTGCAAGGCCCTTCTCCCCATGGCTAAAAACCCCCCGCCTAGTGGGGCGGGGGGCAGGCGGGGGAGAGTGAATGGAATCCGCACCATGCGGTCCACCCAGAAGGTATCAGGTCCACCCCACGGCGGCAATCGGCACGATGTCCCGCTTGACCCTAACCATCGCCCCCTCACCCGCATTTCCGATGTGCAGCATCAGGTACTGGAGCGCCTCAGCGATGTGGCTGTGCTTGTTCTTGTCGATGCCGCCATCCCCCCGGTTCTTGTACCGGTAGCCCCCCATCATGGCCGCCTTGAGCTGCGTGCAGCTGGGGTCCATCAGGAAGGCCGGGTCGCCATCGACCTGCCGCATCAGGAAGTCATCGACCGCGTTGACCCGGGCCGAGATGCTGTTGGTCCTAGCCGAGATGACCCTGAACCCCTCAGCCTTGATGATATCGACCGCGCTCCGCTCGTCGGTCTGGGCGCGCTGCACACCCGCCGGGTCGGTCACTATGAGGACCGGCGCCCCTGGGAACCGCTCGAAGAGCAGCGGCTTGAGCACCGTTCGCACGAACCGCTGGATGCCCATGTCGAAGCTGACCGCCTCAGCCAGGATCAGTGCCCGCCCACGCGGGTCCTGCTGCCCGATGGCCGCCGCAGGCGTAAGCCCAAGGTCCATCCCCACAACGATGGGCCGCACCCCGTTGGTAATCGCCCGGAGCGGCGCCTTGGCCATGTGGTAGTCCGGCTTGAAGTACTTGTAGACCGGCGTGCCTGCCAGCGAGAGCCCGTACTCGCCGTCGATGTAGACCCGGACGTACTCATCCGACCGGCCCTGGGTGTCGTAGTACCCGTCCGGCAGGTTCTCCAGGTTCTCGGCGTAGGGGCTCCGGCCTGACGGCTGCTTGAACACATCCCAGCCGTTCTCGTTCAGCGAGACGCCATCGACCGGGCTCAACTTCTCCATCTGGTAGTACCACCACGTGTCCATGGTGGGTGGGTTGGTATCACCCCACATCCCGAACCACGTCGGCCCGCCGTCCTTGGCAGACGGAAAGCGCCCAATGCGCTTCGACATGGCGTCCACGATGTCAGGGTGGATGTCGCGGCACTCGTTGAACCACGCGAAGGTCAGCTCCAGCGAGTTCAGGTTGGCCACATCGTCCGCGTCGTCGAGCGCGCGGAACATGATCTCGCACTCCACGTCGCCCACCCTGAAGAAGTAGGTCTTGGTGGTGCGCATGTACTCCCCGCACTGGCCCGGTGGGAACCAATCGAGGAAGGTCTTGATCGTGGTGTCCTGCAACTGCCTCGCAGTCTCACGTACAATGGCCGCGCGCGAGCGCCTACGCCCCTGAGCGTCGGGTTTCTGCATGGTAGCGCGCCGCACCACCTCAAAGGAGCAGGTCACGCTCTTACCAGAGCCGACTGGACCCATCAGGACCCGCATCCGCCGGTTAGAGTGCATGAACCGCTTACCTGTCGGCGGCGGTGTGTAGTCAATTTCGAGTGCCATGGTCAGTGTGGCTTGCGCCAACCCTCCTCGTACGCCTCGCGGCCATCGGCGCTATGGTGAATGTGGTAGCCCGAGGTTTCGTCGTAGTAGGGATCGCACCAGCAGGGCGGATCTTCGGTGAAAATGTGCTCTCGGATGTCATCCGCAGGCACCACATGCCACGACCCATCGGTCGTGTAGCTCTCATCGTCGTCGTACTCGCCGTGGGTGGGCTCTTTGCGAGTGTTGCTCACTGGAAAACCTCCACGAGGTAGCGCAATCCACGCTTGCGGGTGTTGGTTATCCGCGTCCGGTAGGACGCTCCACGTGCCATCAGCTCCTGCTCGACCCTTTTGACCTCTACCGGGCTCTCCAGCTCAATCAGATTCGCTGTCGTCGGAGTCGGACTCGATCTGCTGTGGCGTCGCGTCGATGACCGTCGCTGTTCCAAGCTCCTGACCCCCCAGGTTGATGGTAATTCTGACGCCGCCAGCGGCAGCGCCGTCGCCCACGTCGTTCTTGGGCTCCAGTCCCGCCCACTTCACGGTGGATTTGATGAGGTCGGCCTTCACCGCAGGGCTCACCACGGGGTCGTGGATGAGCATCCATGAGGTTTTGAGCAGCTCTTCAGCCTGCGTGCGGGCCTTGAGGCGGAAGGTGACCCCCTTATCGCGGATCTCGTCACGGAAATCCGAGACCTTGCGAAGGAAAACTGGGTCTTTGTTGAACACCAGCAGGTCGCCAGCGACGATCTGGTGCCGCGTGACGATCTCATCGAGGTCCTCACCGCTACCTTCGAGGCGAAGGGCGATGTCGAACGCCAGCCGATTGGTCCATTTGGTCGGTGAGACGGTCGAAAGGTCCATCTGTACTGCTCAGATCCCTGGGTTCTTAGCGTATGTGCCTGAGATGTGGGCGTCAAGGCGAGCTTTTTGCTGGATATTTCATTACGAAAAGTTATTCT